ATTATCATTAAAATTTTCTTTTATTTTCATAAGCAATTTACTTTCATAATCATTAGAAAGACGTGTCATAGCACTTTTTTCGATTAGATTTACGATATTAAATGTATTTGCCATTTTTTATCTTCTATTGGATTGTTTTTATTATATATTCCTTATCTTTAAGCCAATGTTTAAAACGGTGTGTGAACCGACATTTTTAAAAAGTTTAGGAGCACATTCCATAATATTTTTTAATACAACCTAATATGTATTAAAAAAATTACTCAACCTTATCCATAAAATAATTTATAAAATCTAATATTTGTTGTTTTTCTTCATTGTTTTCATTCTTCTTATACAACCATTCTACAATAACAAGTGCCAATTTTGGATGACAAAAAGTTACTTTCATTCCAAACTCATCTGTTATATTATTTCCATTCAAATAATGATCTTCAGCATTTTCAGAAAAATAGTTTTTTCTTTCAGATGATTTGTTGAAAGTTCTTATATCACGACTATTTGCATTAAATAAATCAGTTACATTTATAAAATTATTTTCTCTATTTGCGCGAATCTTAAAGTCACCTTCTTCTCTTTTAATTTGGACAAAATATTTGTCAGTTGATAAATCATATTCATCAATCAATTTAGGTAATTGAATTTCTAAAAATGTTCCGAAATTTAAAAAATCAGTCTTTGAATTAACTTTATTATAAATTGATCCATACCAATTGAAATAATTTTTACAAAAGAAATCAAATAGAATCCAAGTTCCTTTATTCTTATGTGAATAGATCGATAACATATTCTTATCTTTCAATTTGAAATTATATTCAAGAATTTTGTTTTTTATTTCAGCACCTCTTTTCCATCTGTCCATTGGATAAGATTTTTCAGATATTGAATTCACATTTATATACATCTCATCGTTGATTTTTGCAACATATAAGAAAGTGTTTCTGTCATTATATACAATTTGAATTGGTTTATATATATTTTCAAATATATTCACGTCAATTAAATGAGATGCTATACTGTCGATTCTTTCTTCGAATATTTTATTATTATTTTCTTGAATTTGTCTAACAACTTCTCTTTCATATTCTATCTTAGACGTTAATTCTTCTTCTATTCTTTTAATTTCTTCATTTTTGTTTTCTTTATTTATTTCCCGAATCTCTATTGGATGAGCAAGTTTAAGTTTCAAGATTTCTAGTTCAATTTGTTTTTGTTTTGTTTGCTCTTCTAGTTCTTTTGCAAGTCTTTTAGTTTCCTCTTCTAATTCTATTTGTTTTATTTTTGTTTCTTCTTGATTATTTATCATTTCAGCATCTAATCTCTTCTGTGTTGTTTTTTCCATTTCTAAACGTAGCTCACATGACATTTCAACATTATTTTTAAGTTTAGCTAGTAGTTTTTTCAAATCATCAAGATTAAATTCGTCATCGAATTTTAAAAGTTCTGTAACATCTGTTTCAGTCTTTTTATTTTCAACGTGAAATGGATGTGAAAATCGTCTTTTCTTTATATCTTTCGAATCTTTCAAATACTGTTCTAGAAGAGTATGTTTTTCGCATTCAATACAGAATAATAAATCAAATCTTTCATAAGTTTTTACATGATCTTTGACTCTTTTTGAAATATTTTTTGTTGAACCAAATTTATAAGAATCATTATCATTTAGTTTACCTATATATCCAATATATACCAAATTCTTATTATCGAAACTATTAATCAACGTTCTGCAAATATTTTGTCTATTTTGTTCCTCGACTAAAAGTAATTTTGAATTAGATTCGTCATTTATTTTTTGAATTTCCTCATCTTTTTCTTGCAACTGTAATCTAAGTTCATTAGATTCTTCATCAATAACTTCATGAAGAGTTTCTTCCAATTTTATATAATATTCATGGATTTCATTTGCTTTTGATGTATTCGCTTTCAAACACATTTTCTTGAACGTTTTAATACTTAGCATAATTTTTTCACTTGGTCTTCCAATCGAGGAGTTTTCCTCCGTTCGGAGGAAAACTATTTTAAAGTCAATATCAGGTTTAAAATATTTTTCAAGTAATCTTTTTGTATTATCTTTACGTGTAAAACCCAACCAGCTCCAAATATCATCTAAATCTATCACGAAATCATATGATTTATAATTTAAATAGCAATAAAAGCTTGAAATAAATAATTGTTGTTCATCTGTGGAAAAGCTATCCTTTAATTTATTAATTAATTTACCTTGATAAGACTTAGATAATTTAGTATTAGGATTGTCTTCAATAAGTTTAACGATATTGATTGACTGAGACATTTGTTTTTATTACTAATTCTATTTCTTTAAGTCATTATTTCTTTTTTCTTGAAAAAAGAAATAAGATAGTCTCTATATTGGTTAGTATATAGAGACTATCTTATGTTTTACATAACCCCCCCTTGCATTTTTTCTTCATGGAATAACAATACGATATAAGTTGAATCGAAATTAAATCTCTTATGTAATACATATTTTTCAACTCGTAGTTTTATAAAAAATAAAGGGGGGGGAAACTTTTCCCCCCCCTTTGAATACACATTTTCAAAGCTATATATTGAAAATATCATTTGGAAAGGCTTAAAACAGGCTGATAAAATCGCGATCTATCAATTTTCTTAAAAAAATAGATATTTATGAGCCTAAAACATTGAATAAATACGTATAATTTTTTTTTTTGAATTTTTATTATCTTGTTTATAATAAAAAAAATGTCCGCATCCTCTAATGTAACCTCTGGTTTTATCGATTTAGCCACTTTTGATGAAATCGAAAAGTATATGTATGGTGGTCCAGATGCGACCGCATACTTCGTGCGTGAAACACGTAAGTCCACGTGGTTCACCCAAGTCCCCGTTATTTTGTCTAAGGCTTCTGGAACCCCTGCTTTCAACTCTGATTGGTCAGTAAGTATCTCCCGTGCTGGAGACTATTTACTTCAAACTTGGCTTAGATTGACTACTCCTGTTGTCGCCCTAACATCTGCATCTTCTATTACCTCAAGCGTTGGTGTTTCTCGTAGTCTTAGATGGACTAGAAATCTTATGCACAACATCATCAAGGAATGTAATATTACCTTCAATGATTTAGTTGCTGCTAGATTTGATAACTATCATCTTGATTTCTGGGCTGCTTTCACTGTCCCAGCTAGCAAGCGTAATGGATATGACAATATGATCGGAAACGTCAGTGATTTGACTGATCCTCACGGTGCTTTTGTTAATATTCCTTCTTACACTCTAAATCTTCCTCTTCCATTTTTCTATGGCAGAGATAGTGGTGTAGCTCTACCAACTGCTGCTCTTCCTTACAACGAAATGAGAATTAACTTCACCTTCAGAGACTTCTCTGAATTGTTGATTATCAGTTATGATGATGAATCTACTAACAGTGTTGCTGCTCAAGCTTCTGATTTGAAAGACGGAACTCCTTCCTTGAGCGCTGCAGTCTGGGCTAACTATGCAATCGTCTCCAACGACGAACGCAAGAGAATGGCTTGCGCACCAAGAGACATTTTGATCGAACAGGTGCAAACGGCCCCACGTTCTTCCTTTACTCCTAAAACTTCAGTTTCTCAAAGCTTTGACATTAGATTTTCTCATGCTATTAGAGTTCTATTCTTCGCTGTTCGTAATACTAGTTGCAAGGCTGAATGGTCTGTTTACTCTACTGCATCCCCCACTGTCACTCTTTCCAATCAAGTCCCAGTTGTCTTGTTCTGGCCTGACGGTGCCGCTGACCCCATTGTTCAAACTTCTCTCATCTACGAGAACACCAATCGTTTGACTCAAATGGGATCTGACTACTTTTCACTTGTTAACCCTTGGTTCCACGCACCCACCATCCCTGATATCATTGGATACCACTCTTATTCGTATTCCCTTGATTTTATGGCTTTGGACCCGATGGGTTCTACTAACTACGGTAAGTTAACCAATGTTTCCATTGTTCCTGAAGCCTCTAGTGCCGCTTTACTTGCTGCTAATGGTGGAGGAGATTCTGGTTCTGGATATAGTCAAGCACAAACCTTTGAATTCATTGTAACTTGTGTTAACAATAATATTATCAGAGTTTCTGGAGGTAAACACCAAGACGTGCCTCCAACAGTCAGCTGCTATAAAAGATGTGATAATTCTTTTATGGGAAAACAGTGTAAATTATCACCACCAATCGGTTCTAGTATGATTGAGTGTATGTAACTGGCTAGTCTATAAGAATCGTTCTCTGATTCTTTGGGCAAAACTATCAAATTGCGGGAAACCCCTGAGAGCTTTTGAATACTACCATAGGATAGAAATATACCTATAGGAACCAAGCGTAATGGCGTGGGCATAGTAAAAATTTCAAAAGATTGGGCAATCTGCAGCCAAGTTCTAAACCAGTGTGATTGGTAGAATGCAGTTCAACGACTAAATGGTAGTTGGGAAATTTCACAAAAAGAGATTTTCTTAAGATATAGTCTACTCCTTTGCGAAAGTAAAGGTATTCCTACAAGCTGAATAAATAATTCAGCCTGTAACAACAGGAACAAATCGGCGCTTGGATTTCCTGTATTATAGAAGCCTGTTTTTGTGGCTCAAACATTTTTATACAAAACATTGTATAAAAATTGACTTTCAAATTTAAAGTTCTCAAAGTTTATCAAAAACAAATGAAAACCGCACGTATATACAAAATAATTAATACTAAAACAGTTGATATCTATATTGGTTCAACTATTCAAAGTCTCGAAAAGAGATTTAATGCACATAAAAGTAATTCAAAACTGAAGAAAAATGGTAAACTTTATGATTGTATGCGTGAAAATGGAATTGAACATTTTACGATTGAATTATTAGAGGAGTTTGAAATAACTTCAAAAGAAGATATAGGTGTAAAAGAAAAAAAATATTATACTAATTTAAAACCATCTTTGAATACTATTTCTCCAGCAGTTTCATCCTTAAAAGCCACCGGAAGAATTTATAAAGTATATGAAAAGATAGATGAAACAAAGTTTTATATTGGTTCGACAACAAATGATTTAAATATTCGTCTTATACAACATCAATCTGCTTCAATAAAAGGAACAACTCCTTTATACACTTATATAAGAGAAAAAGGGCGAGATAATTTTGCCATTGAACTAGTTGAGGATGATATTGAAATAGAAAACCTTATCATACGAGAAAATCATTGGTTACAAGAACTTAAGCCTCCGTTAAATAAAAATA